TTCAAAGATAACGTCTTAGTAAATATAAATACTTTTTAGATCTGAATACGCTAACTTAGATGGCAGATATCAAAGTCAGAGTTGGACAACAAAATGCCACAAAGGTGATTTCATCTCTGGCAGGTGCTCAAACTCTATCACTTACAGAATTAAGCGATGTAAATGCTGGAACTTTACAAAATGGTATGGTTTTAGTTTTTAATGGTGTGACGAAAAAATTTGACGCAACATTGGAGTTGACTCCAGGTGCAGCACAGAACTTAGACATCAATGGGGGTAACTTTTAGTGGCTAGTATTATAAGAATCAAACGATCATCTGGTACCGCAAAACCAGCGAGTTTGAATTGGGGTGAAATGGCATATGTGACTGGTGTAGGTCAATATGGTGGTACAAATCAATACAAAGACAGAGTATTTTTAGGAGATGATGGTACAAACGTCAATCCAGTTGGGGGATTTTACTATACATCTATGATGGAGCACACACCTGGTGCTTTGGATGGTGTAACAAATTCAAGAAATAGTGATGGTGGTATTGTAGCAATACTTGATAGTAGTAGAAAAATAGATGTTTGGAATGTAGATAATTTAACTTTAGATACTAATACACTATCTTCGACTGATACTGATGGTGATATAATCCTTAATCCAAATGGATCTGGTGAGGTAATGATACCTGACGACACCTTCTTAGGTTTCGGTGGTGGAGCAAATGGTACAGCAGCATCAGATTCAAAAATTGAATATGATGAAAATGGTACAGATCAACTTACATTTACTGGAGCAGATGTAAGATTTAACATCACAACTCAGTCAACCACAAAAGATAACGGTGCTGTAATTGTTGAAGGTGGTGTAGGTGTAGAAAAAAATATTAATGTTGGTGGAAATTTAATCGTTGATGGTGGTGAAAGTAGACTAGGTAATATTAGGATAGAAAATAATATTATTGCTTCTCTTGCAGGAGCAGATAATAAGATATTCATTGACCCATATCCAGATGGATTGAGTAATGAAGGTGATGTTGTCATCAAAGGTAACTTACAAGTTGATGGTACAACAACTACAGTTAACTCAACACAGACAACTGTTAATGACCCAATCATGATGGTTGGTGATACTACCAGTACAAGAACTGTGATGACAGCGATGGCAAATGGAGCTTCAGCAGTTGTCGTTGATCAAGTAACAGGTATCGCTGTCAATGATACTCTTTTACACTCAAGTTTCTCAGCAAGTGGTATTACTACAGTTACAGCAATTAATACTGGAACTAAAACTCTTACATTCCAAGGAACAGCAATTGCTGGAATCAGTACACAAACTGAAATAACAGTTGTACACGCAACAGATACGAATACTGACCGTGGACTTGGATTTACTTATAACACAGGTATTGGAACTGCAACCTCAACTGATGGTTTCTTTGGATTAGATGATAGTTCAATTGCATCTAGCACTGCTGGTGTAGGAAATCACGGAACACACGGTGATAATAGTCGTAGATGGACATATGTTCCTGATGCAACTATTACAGCGAGTGTTGTTACAGGTACAAAGGGTTTCTTAGATATTAAGGGTATCTATTATCAGTCAGGTAACTTTAGTTCAGGTGGTGTAGTTTGGTTTGATAGTGAAGGTTTACAGAGGTCTACAAATGCTCCTGCTTCTCCTGTTATTACTTCAAAGCAAGTATTAACTGCAATCACAAAGATTGTTCTAACGCTACCAGGTGCGGTTACACTGGCACAAGGAGACATTGTAAAGCAAGACACCACAAATGCTTTTGGTGTTGTTGAGAGTGCTGTGAGTGGTGGTACATCAGTACCTTTAGTTGGTGTAGAAGGAACATTCAATACTTCAAATAATTTAAGAAGAGAAGGTCAGAGTGGTGCAATTGCTAACTTAAGCACATCACCTGATGCTGTAACGAATACATATACTAACAAGCCACATTGGACTTCGACCCTAGATGGAGGAACTTTCTAAAGATGCAACAAAACAGTGAAGTAGATGTTAATGTATTAGTGAACTTATATCATAACAAATTAGCAGCAGCATTAAATCAAAATGTTCTTTTGGAGGCAAAACTCCAAACTCTAAAAAATGATTTTGAAAAAGAAAAAAATGAACTTTTAGAGCAACTCGCAAATCAAACGGATAGTAATGGCAGCACCAAACAGTAGAGGACAACTAATAAATTTCGGTTTGCGTAAACTGGGTTATCCTGTATTGGAAATTAACCTTGATACTGACCAAATACATGATGCACTTGATGATACTCTTCAGTTATACCAAGAGCGTCATTATAATGGTATTGAGAGAATGTATTTAAAGTACAAGATTACTCAAGAAGATTTGGATAGAGGTAGAGCAAAAGGTACGGATGGAGTTGGAATAGTTACTACAAGTGGTATATCAACTAATACAGCAGGGACTGTATCAAGTAATTTCTATGAGAGTTCTAATTTTATATCAGTACCAGATCATGTTATAGGTGTAAATAAAATATTTAAATTTGATACAAGTTCAATTTCAGGAGGAATGTTTAGTATCAAGTATCAGTTATTCTTAAATGACTTATACTATTTTAATTCAGTTGAACTATTGCAATATGCAATGACAAAAACTTATCTTGAAGATATTGATTTTTTACTTACAACTGATAAACAAATTAGATTTAATCAAAGACAAGATAGATTATATTTAGATATTGATTGGGGTTCACAGTCATTAGATACATTCATAGTAATAGATTGTTTCCGTGCTCTTGATCCTGAAGAATATACACAAGTTTATAATGATCCGTTTGTAAAAAGATATTTTGTAGCATTGATGAAAAAACAATGGGGTATGAACTTAATTAAGTTTAGAGGGACAAAACTACCAGGTGGAATTGAATTAAATGGAAGAGAAATTTACGACGATGGAGTTAGAGAGTTAGAGGCAATTACATCAAGAATGCAACAGGATTACGAGACACCTCCTCTTGACTTCATTGGGTGATGTATAATGGCATTAAATCCACATTTTTTACAAGGTTCTAGAGGTGAACAAAGATTAGTACAAAGTCTAATTAATGAGCATCTTAAAATTTATGGTGTCGAAGTCACATTCATCCCAAGAAAATTTGTAAATCAAGCATCAATTATTGAAGAAGTTCAAGCATCAAAGTTTGATGATAATTTTTTAATTGAAGCATATGTTGAAAATTATGATGGATATGCAGGTGCTGGAGATGTACTAACTAAATTTGGTATGAGTTTAAGAGATGAAGTAACTCTTACCATTTCAAAAGAAAGATTTGAAGAATTTATTTCTCCATTTATGGATGCTGATGATGATATTGAATTATCATCTAGACCTCGTGAAGGTGATTTAGTATTTTTCCCTTTAGGTCAAAGATTATTTGAAATCAAATTTGTAGAACATGAAGAACCATTCTACCAATTAGGTAGTAATTATGTTTATAAACTTAAATGTGAACTCTTTGAATATGAGGATGAGGTTATTGATACTTCTATCGATGCAATTGATACTCAAGTCGAAGAGGAGGGATATATTGCAAACCTTCAACTTGTTGGTATTGGTATTACAGCACTCGCATCACCAGTCGTTGGAACAGGTGTGATTCGTGAAATATTCTTAAACAATGATGGTTCAGGATTCATAAGTGCACCTACTGTAGCGATTAGCACATCTCCATCTGGTTTATCTGGTGCTGATGCAACAGCAGTTGCAATCACATCGACAAGAGCAAGTGTGACATCTATAGATAGAATATTAATAACTAATGCTGGATTTGGATACACAGTGGCACCTACAATCACATTCTCAGGTGGTGGTGGAACTGGTGCTGCAGCAACTTGTTCAATCAACACTGTGTCTAATAGTATTGTTAGATTTACTATAACTCAGACTGGTGTAGGATATGGAACTGCACCCACAGTTACTATTGGAGTACCTGCTGGAGCAACAGCAGCAGATAGAGCAACTGGTATTTCATCAATTGGTATTGATCCATCAACTGGATTTAATCGTGTTAATTCAATCTTTATTACAAATGCTGGAGCAGGATATACAGGTGGTGAAACTGTTACAATAGCTGATCCAGAGACAATTAGTGGAATTGGAACTTATCTATTCAATGAAGTTGTTCAGGGTATGCGTTCTGGAACACAGGCAAGAGTTAAAAGTTGGGATTATGATACTAAAATACTTAAAGTTGGTAATGTTGGAATCGGAACAACAACCACAGGATTCTTCCCTGGTGAGGATGTCAAAGGACTTACTTCTAATGCATTATACAGTGTCTCTACATTTGATGACGATAATACTACCGATAAATACAATGAAGGAGACATCTTTGAGTCAGAGGCAGACTTACTGATTGACTTTTCAGAATCAAATCCATTCGGGAGTTTTTAATGGGATATCCAGAACCTTATAAAATACCATATGATTCTTGGTTTGATTATAACATTCCAGCAGCAATTCATGATACTTTGCAATGTTGGATAGAAACCGAGAACACAGCAAAATGGACAACTGAAGTTGATGACACTATACATTCTAAAATGTATGATTTAGCAACAGACAGTGGTTTACTATTAGGTGGATCGGAGTTATTAGCGTAGAAAAATGTTAGGAAATTATTTTTACCATCAAATTATAAGAAAAACAGTTATTGCATTTGGCACACTGTTTAATGATATTCATGTTCAACATGATGATGGTGCAGGAAATGTTATATCGGATATCAAGGTTCCAGTCGCATATGGACCAAGACAAAAGTTTTTAGCAAGAATTACACAACAAGCAGAATTAAATAAAGCAACTCAAATTACATTACCAAGAATGTCTTTTGAGATTACAAATATCTCCTACGACTCTACAAGAAAGGCAGGTATTACACAAACATTTAAAGCAAAAGATAACAATAATCAACAAATGAAAAAGGTATTCATGCCTGTTCCATATAATCTTGGATTTGATTTAAATATTTTAGTAAAACAACAAGACGATGGATTACAGATATTAGAACAGATATTACCTTTCTTTCAACCAGGTTTTAATATATCAATTGATTTAGTTAAATCAATCGGAGAGAAAAGAGATATTCCAATGGTGCTTACAAACATAGCACAACAAGATGATTATGAAGGAGATTTCGCAACAAGAAGAGCATTAATTTATACACTATCATTTACAGCAAAAACATTTTTCTTCAATCATATCGCTCAAACTCCAGAAGGACTTATCAAAAAAGTTCAGTTGGACTTCTACGAAGATTCAAAACCAAGAACAGCAAAACGTGTACAGAGATATACTGTTTTACCTAAAGCAAAACAAGATTATAACGAGGATGATGTTATAGATACTGCAGATGACTTATTAATTGAGCCAGGTGATGACTTTGGATTTACGGAAACAAGCACGTTCTTTGGAGACGGAAAAGATTTTGCACCAGCTAGAGGAGTAGATATCTAATGAGTAAGTTTGATTCTTTAAATGATACTTTCAATACCGATGATGGTGTTGAAGTAGATGCTATTGTAAAAGCAGAAGATACTGAATTACAGAAGAGTCAAACTAGAGCAGAGAACGTTGAAAAAGATTATGACTACACAAGAGGTAATTTATATTCGTTAATTGAAAAGGGACAAGAAGCAATTAATGGTATTATGGAAGTTGCTGGAGAAACTGCAAGTCCAAGAGCATATGAAGTTGCAGGTCAATTAATTAAAAGTGTTGCAGATACTACCGATAAGTTAGCAGATCTACACAAAAAAGTAAAAGATATAGAAGCAGATAATCCAAAAACTCAAAATACAGTTACTAACAATGCACTGTTTGTAGGTTCAACAAGTGAACTCTCAAAGATGTTAAAAGACGGAATGCTAAATAATAATAGCTCTGAATAGTCTGTATAATGGGAAAGACTTCCTGTAAAAAGGGACAATACTATTGCAACACTGACAAAAAGTGTAAACCCATTCCTGACGGATATAAAGTTCGTGAGGATGGTTTTTTAGTTTCAGAGGATTCTAATCCTCGTATACCCCGTAAAAAAGGGCAACCTGCAAAATCTAAAAAACATTCTGATTTATATACAGATGAAGATCCTAAAGGAACTATTCATGGACTTGGTTTCAAGGATGTCGCTACAGCGAAAGCGAGTGTGGCAAAAATTAGGAAATCAAGTCGATCACATGCTCATAAGATTCAAGCAGCAATTGCTATGGAGCAAAGAGCGAGAGTGATGGGCAAAACTGCCGAAGCTGCCGTTTTTAGAAAATTTATCAACTCAATGAAAAAGAAAACCAAAGCAATGAATGAAGAAAAGCATGGTGATCACGAATATGAAATGATTCGTCGTCAGACTGATAATATTATCGTTGCTGCGAGAAAAATTAAAAAGGAAGTTGGTAAAGGTGAAGGAGAAGTCAAGGCATGGGTTCAGTCAAAAATAACTAAAGCATCTGATTATATTGATACTGCTGCAGATTATATGACTGATAAAAAAGAGGTAAAAGAAGGTTCACTACATAAATGGTTCAAGGGTTCTAAATCTAAAGATGGTAAAGGTGGATGGGTTAACGTACTCACAGGTGGAACTTGTGCAAGCGATGAACCTGGTGAAGGAGTACCCAAGTGTGTATCTCGTGATAAGTATGAAAGAATGACTCCTGCAGAAAGAAGGTCTGCAGCGAGAAGAAAGAAAGCAGCAGATCCTGATCAGCAGGAAAAAACTGGTGCTGCAAAACCAACATATGTCTCAACTGACAAGAAAAAATCCAAAAAGAAAAAGAAAAAGAAAATGAAAAAGGAATCAACTGAATTTACTTCATTGCCTCTCGTACTTGAAGTCCCACAAAACGCTGGTGAGTTTAAATGTGGTTTGATGTTCCGTGAAAGTTTGGAACTAAACAAAGGTATGCTTTTCATATTTGAGAGCAATGATTATCATACTTTCCATATGAAAAATACTTTCATTCCTTTAGATATTGCTTTCATAAAAGAAGACGGAACTATAGACAGTATAAAAGAATTAGATCCAATGAATCCAATTGCTGTTAGTCCAGATAGTGAAATTAGATACGCAGTTGAAGTAAATCGTGGTTGGTTTGCAGAAAATGGTGTGGTAGTAGGAGATAGAATATTAGAAGAGGAAGAAGAATTAATTGAAGGAAAAGATAAGAAAGGTAAGGGTAGTGGTTCTAAAGATGCTTGCTACTATAAGGTTAAATCAAGATATTCAGTTTGGCCAAGTGCATATGCATCAGGTGCATTAGTTAAGTGTCGTAAAGTGGGTGCTGCAAACTGGGGTAACTCACAAAAAGAGGAAGTAGAATATGTAAGAGAAGTTCCTACAACATCTCATTATAGTTGGCGAGAATCATTTGATTTAGAAGAGAAAACAATCGCACAGCAAAATTCTATGCAGCAGAAAAATATTGATGCTAACAGACAGAAAGTACAGAATCTTGCAAAAGAAAGAATAGGAAGTGGAACTGCTAAAAATCCAGATACTACAATCGCTCAAGTAAAACAGCAGAATCAGGATAAAATGAGAGCAAATGCTGCTGCTAATAATCAAAAATTCCAACAAAATAGACAACAAGGTGGTGGTGGACAGCAACAAACAACAAAAAAACCAGGTTTCCTTGATAGAGTAAAGAGTAGACTTGGAGCAATCAAACAAGGTGCTGGTGATATTGCAAGAGGTGCTGTATCAACTGCAAAAAGAG